TTCCATTTTCCATATATATTCTAATATCATTCATTTTAAATTTATTTAATTGTGTATTTATACTTGTTCTTAAAATATTACTAAATACTTTAATATCAATTTTTGGTTTATTTTCTTGATAAGGTATACCAATACCACCGCCAATATTAATAAATTCAAAAGTAATATTTAAATTATTTGAAATTAAAACCATTGTATCAAAGACATTTTTAATTAAATCATCCCAATATGATAAATCTAAAACATTTGACCCTGTCATCACGTGTAAACCAAATCTTTTAACACCAAACTCTTTAGCTTTTTTATAAGCTTCTAGTATTTGTAAAGGTGATATACCAAATTTTGAGTTGTCTCCTCCTAAAATGTTTGACTTGGTTTCTGAATTTGTTTTACCAATACCTGGATTTAATCTTAAGCATAATAATTCAGGCATCGGTCCTAAAGAATTTAAATCATCAATTAAACTAATATCATCTAAATTTATTATACAATTTAAATGTTTCGCAAATTGTAAATCTTGTTTAGAAGTATAATTACTTGTAAACATTATTTGTTCTCCAGATAATCCTAAACTTTCAGCTATTTTTAATTCTATTAATGAACTACAATCTAAATAACATCCATTATCAATCAATAATTTTAATATATGGGGATTTGGTAAAGCTTTAACTGCAAAATATTGTCTAAATCCTAGAAAATTATTTGACATCTCATTTAAAAAATCTTTTAAATTTTTAATTATTAAGTCACTATCATATATCTGTAAAGGTGTTCCTTGTTTTTCAACTATTTTTTGTAAATTTTCATTTGATAATTTTAAATCTACTGGCATTAAATATAATAGTAATTTATCTTTATTATATTTAATACAATTTTTATAGGACCTAAATAATAAAAATTGAGCATTCTATTCATTTAATATAATTTTATAATGATAATGAATATATTAATTGATATCTTATCAAATGAAAAAGTAATTATATTTCTATTTAGTTTTATATTTTTAATAAGTATATATATTATATATGAAATATTCTTTTTTAAAATACATAGATTTAATATAATGTCAGAAATTCCAAAAATTATAAAACTAGCTCAAAGAATTGAAATAATTAAAAATGAAATAGATTTAATTCATGAAATCTATTATAAAAATATTCCTATAAATAGTAATATTTTAATTGATACAAAATTATCAAAACCACAAATATTTTTATTGGCTTTTATAAAAGAACTAGAAAAATTAAATACTATGTGGGAAACATATTATATGAGTGATATAATAAATACAAATAATATAATAATACCTAATGAAATTGCATATCATATTCGTGAATTATTAGGCATTCCAATAAATAATGAGAAAGACACTGTATGGTTATCTAAAGATGAAAATGAATGTTTGAAAAAGTACAAAAATATTAAAACTTTATTACTTACTAATCAAAATACATCAATTTGTATTAAATGTAAAGAAATTATTAAAAATGATAATTCTAAAGAAGATGTAAATGCTAATCTAAATGATGGTGTTGATGTTAATGCAAATACAAATGCGGATGCTGATGCTAAAGCTAATTCTAAAGAAAAAGATATATAAAATATACTGTTAATATTTTTTTATTAAAAAATTCTTCGATATATATTAAATACTGGTTAAATAATAATACAAATAAAACTATTCTAAGAGATTGAAATATAATATTTTATTTTAAAAATTTTCTCAGTATATTTATAATGAGTAACTTAAAAAGTGTTCAGATGGGAAGTACAAGACTACAAATAAAAAGATTTCCAATTGAATCTATGGCGGATCATTCGACTGTTTGCATGATCGCGAAGCGCGCTACAGGTAAATCCTACCTAACCCGTGAAATTTTATATCATAAACGTAAAATGCCAGCATCCGTTATTATTTCTAGAACAGAGAAACTAAACAGATTTTATGGTGATTTTTGTCCAGATTCATATATATACAACGAATTTGATACAGAAATATTAGGTAAAATTTACGAAAGACAAGCTAAAATGAATGAAGACAATCAAAAAAGGAAAAAAGATAGTAAAAAACTAAAAGACGACAGATTAATGTTAATCATGGACGATTGTATGTCTAGTAAAGGTGAATGGTTAAAAGACCCTCAAATATTAGAATTATTTTTTAATGGTAGACATCATCACGTATCATTTATTTTAACTATGCAGTTTTCTTTAGGTATTCCTCCAGAATTAAGAAGTAACTTTGATTATGTATTTTTATTAGCAGAAGATGTAACATCAAATAGAAAAAGATTATATGAACATTACGCTGGTATGTTTCCAACATTATCTATATTTGAACAAGTATTTGGTGAAATTACTGAAAATTATGGTGTTATGGTTATTGATAATCGTATTCATTCTAAAAATATAACTGATAAAGTATTTTGGTATAAAGCGAAAGATGTACCCGAATTTACCCTTGGTTGTAATAAATATAAAAGATACCATAAAGAACATTATGATAAAGAATGGAATAAAAAATTACCAATGTTTAATCCAGGTGATATGATTGCAAAAAAGAGAAATAACATTAAGTTAATTATTGAAAAAATTCGCAAATAAATAATAAATAATTAATTTGTAATAAATTAATTATTTTTATACTTTATAATTCTAAAGAATTACTACCGCCCTTAAACTTCATTTCTTCCATTTTTCTTTGTAATTCATATAAACCAATCTTTTCTGATATTTCCGCTTCTTTATCGGTATATTCTTGCTTCTTTTCTTCTAACTTTTTAATTTGTTGGTCTAATAATAAAATATCATTTACAACACTCTTTCTAGTATCATCATTAGATATAGTTTCTAATTTTTTGGAAATTTCTTCTTTTTCTGTTACTTTGTCATTTAAACTATCTTCCAAGTTCTTTCTAATCATATCATTCTTTCTGAATTCGTGATATAATTGAGCTTTCTTTTCATTTTCTTTTTTACTTTTCATTGTTTCATTTAATTGAGGATTTGCATATTCAGATTCACCTGCTTCTGCTGAATCAGGAGAAGGATTAAATGGTTGCCATCTATATAATTCACCTACTAAAATAGAAGTACTATCATTTATATCTCTAACAGCTCGAGAATGATTATCTGCTTCTTCATTTGTATTAAAACAACCGCTGATTTTAATACCAACAAGTGTTTTATTTTCTTCAGTTAAGAAAGAAACACAATACCAATTTTGATTTTCTATTTTTTCATTTTTACGTTTTACTACACCGTCAAAAGAAATAGGTTTATTTTGATTTTCAGAAGGGTCTGGTCGTTTATTTATTACCAACTCTTCTACTTTAATATTTGCTAATTTTTCATTAAATTCTTTTTCTTTTAATAAGTTTTCTTCTTTTTTGGTTTGAAAATTTTTAATTTGTACTTGTAGTTTTTCAATATATTCTACTTTTTGTTCTCTTAATTTATTGTTTGACTCAACTAATTTATTATATTCTTCATTATCTTGTAAAACATTTTCTTGTAAATTTTTTATTTCACTATCTAATTCAACTAATTTTTTATTTTCTTGTTCTAATTCATCAATTTTAACCTGTTTATTTTCTTCAATATTTCTAGCTATCATTCCAAATTTTCTTTTTTCAAAATCTAAATTATTTTTATGAATATTTATTAAATATTTATGCATCATAACGTTTAATTCATCATTTAAATCATTTGCATTGGGTAAAGGATCGAAAGCATTCCAAGCACCTATTTCTGCAACAAAGTTATAATGACCACGATTTTCTTTTAGCAGTTGGACTTGTTCTTTGGCATCTTCAATATCTTTAAATGCACCACTTACCTTTAAACATTTAATAGTTTTATTATCATCATTCATCAATAAAGATAAACAACAAAAGTTTTGGTTTTCAGGTAGAATAGCATCTTTTGGCAAATAATCAATAGTTGGCATTAGATTAAAATATGACTTTTCTTTAAAACAATATTTTACTATAATTTTTTATAATTTATTTTTATTTATGCTCTAGTTTGTGTTATTTCTTTCACAGTTTTATTTTGATTATTTTTAGTATCAAAATCTGCATAACCCATCCATACATCAGGACGATTAAACATTCTATCATAAATTTTAGAAGGTCTTTCTTGGTCTAATTGTTCTGGTTCTTCTCTAACAATAGTTCCACCTGGTTTATACGCAGGACATTTATTATAACTTTTTGTTAAATTTACTGTTAAAAGAATAATACCAAAGAACATTAAAATTATTGAAATATTATGAATAATATGATTCATTATATTAAAATAGAATTTAAATTTAATTATTTTTATTTGAAAGAAGAAATAAAATCCCAACTTAAATCTGTACAAATTTTTTTCCAAATAGAATCATTTTCCATAAGAATATCTAATTGTTTATGTAAAGGAAAGCATTCTAATAAATGATCTAATTCTAAAAGTTCACAAAATTTATGTAATACAAAAGAATAAGATAAAAAGTTTTTTCTATCTCCTGGTTTATGTTTTATCCATGGTTCTTGAATCATTAAAAACATTCTTATAAACATTTTTTCCATATCACGAGTTATTTTAGGGGGTGGTAAACCTGATAATTTATTAATAATATAATGGATATGTTCATATAAATTATTATATTTAAGTTTCTTTAATATCACTCTCATTTTAGTTCTATTTAATGTAGATAAATCTGTCATTCTTTTTCTATTTAATTCATTAATAATATCGCGGTAAATTTGTTCATCAATTTCTGGAGATTGTTTTGCTTGAAATGCATTCAACCATTCTCTAAATCTATTTAATCTTTTATATGGTGAATAATCTTTAATTTGTATGTCTTCATCCATAATAATAACTTCCATATCGCCACATAAAGGACAAATATATGATGATTCAACTAAATTTAATATTTTTTCAATTTTACATTCTGTACAATATTTTAATCTTTTAGAACCATCATCTGGATTTACACGAATACCTTCTGTAATTTGACAATATTTTTCAAATAATTCTGTTTTATTAACTGGTTTTTCATCTTTTGGTTTTTCATCTACTATTTTCTTTTTACATAAAAAACTAAGAATATTTTTTGATTCAGCTACTTCAGCATCATTATCTTTGATATTATAATAAGATACTAATAAATCTCCTGTTTTATCATAATAATCCATTTCTAAAATATTATGCTTTAATACAAATAATTTATTTTCAATTTCATCTTTCTTGTCTAATAAATCTGCTCGTCTTTTTTGTTCTATTATTGTAAATTTTTCTCTAATTTTATCTAATTCAGTTATTTGAATTGATAAAGATGAAAATTCATTTTCTAAATTTAATAAACTATCTTTTTCAATTTCAAATTCTTTTAATTTTAAGCGATGTTTATTTTCGAGAGTAGAAGTTTTTTTAACATCCGAAGATTTATTTTTTTGACCAGGATTGGACATATAAGACTAATTAATAAAAATACTTTAGATGATTTCTTTACTTTATTTAAAGGAAAAAATATTTTACTAAATCTACGAGATGATGTTTATATAAATTATTTATGAAAACTCATTTTTTATGGAATAAAAGTATAGATTTTGAATAAAAAAGTTTAAAAAATATCATTTTTTGGAATAAAAATTTTAAACTCATAAAAAATAATTAAAAAATATTTTAAAAAAAATTTTTTCTTATACAAAGTATATAACACTATGGGTGGTGGTTTAATGCAACTCGTCGCGTATGGCGCTCAAGACGTATACCTAAACTAGTTGGGTAGAAAAGCGGACTGTTAGATGTTATTACATATGTAATATCTAAATAAATCAGTTAGTAAATATGTAGATGTTTTTGCCACCAAAAAACATCTTTTACATCCGCTAGTTTCAATGGATATATGATAATCATTGAAGCAACACTTTCAAATTCAGGCGAAACCGTAGAACTGTAAGTGTTTAAAGATATAATATCATTATTAATAATGAACAAGACATGTAATGAATGCAATGAAAACAAAGATTTGACTAATTTTTCTAAAAGAAAAGAAAATAGTTATCATAATAAATGTAAAGATTGTACTAATTTAATAGCTAAAATTTATCGAGAAGAAAATAAAGATTTGATAAAAAAAAAGCAAAAAGATTGGTATAATTCAGATGGAAAAATCTGGAAAAAAAATTATGAAACTATTAATAAAGAAAGTATTAATGAAAAAAGCAGGGAAAAATATAAAACTGATAAAGTATATAGAATAAAAAAAATTCTTAGAACTAGATTTAAAACTACAATATTACAAAAAAAAATATATTCATCTTCATTAAGTTATATTGGTGTTGATTTAAGTTATCTATTAAAATGGATAGAAAGTCAATTTGATGAAAATATGAATTGGGATAACCAAGGAGTCTATTGGAATATAGATCATGTTGTTCCGTGTAGTAGTTTTAATTTAGCAGAAGAAGAAGAAGTTAAAAAATGCTTTAATTGGAAAAATTTAAGACCCTGTGAAAAATCAGAAAATTTTTCAAAAAATAATAAAATCGTTCAAGAAATCATTACTAATCATAACAATAAAGTTATTAATTATATCTCTAAATATCCCGTACCAAGTTAAATAAGAAATTATTTAATGGCTTAGAATAGCAAACTAAGACTTGAAAAAACTTTTGTTTTTTCTAAGGTAACAATCGGGCAGACAGGATTTTTATAAATCCTAGGTGGTGAGCACTGAGCCAAGTCCTAAAGGTCGTTATGCAAGACCTATGGATGCAGTCCAGAGACTAAATGTAAGTGGGTCCGAGAGAGTTAGCAGCTCTCAATGAAGGCTTAAGATATAGTCCAATCCTCATATGAAAGTATGGGAACCAGATGAACTGGTAATCCTCAAATAACCTAAAAATTGGGTTGAAAAGCATCACGCCTTGAATATATGGATATTTCAAGGACAAACCGTTTAGTATTCCATTAATAAAAGATTCACCAACTTTTATTAAATACAGATGCTAGTCTTATGTGAACAGACGTTCAATAAGGCAACACTATCAAATTGCTGGAAACCCCTAAAGTTTCTGATACCAAGTTAGAGTAGAAATACATCTAATGGCCAAGAGTAAAAACTTGGGTATGATGAAAGTAATATTTATTTAATATAAGTTTAATTAAATAAATGTAAACTACATCAACAAAACAAAATTTGTTTTGTCGGTAAAAATTCAGGAAATGCGTAGAATTTATTCTACAAAATGGGCAATCAGCAGCCAAGTCCTAAACTATAAAGTATTTAAAGCCATATTAGCTTATTCATTAATGGGAATAATATATAAAATTCAAAACAATATAAACAATAAATGTTATATTGGACAAACTAAAAGAACTGTAGATAAAAGATGGAAAGAACATTGCAAATCTAAAGATGCTATGTATATAGATAATGCAATACATAAACATACACCAGAAAATTTTACAGTTACAATTATTAAAGAAACTACCGATGATTTATTAGATGAATTAGAAAAAAAATATATAATAGAATATAATTCTTTATATCCTAATGGATATAATTTAGAATCAGGAGGTAGATTAAATAAAATAATGTCACAAGAATCCCGTAATAAAATGAGAGAAAAAAAATTAGGAAATAAAAATCCTAATTGAAACAAAAACAAAAATTAGTGAAATGAAATCTGGTGTTAAACATCATTTTTATGGAAAAGAATTAACCGATATACATAAATTACGGTTAAGTCAATCTCATAGATCTGATAATTTACCAATGTATTTAGTACATTTAAAAGAAAGACCAGAAACTTATCAAGCTGAAGGATATGTTATAACAAATCATCCTAAAGGACCAAAAAAATACTTTACTAGTAAAAAACTTTCTTTAGATGAAAAATTAAAATTAGCTAATGAATATCTTCAAAAATTAAATACTTTATAATATGGATGCTGTTCAACGACTAGATGGTAGTGGGTTCTAATGAAAATTAGGGCTTAAGGTATAGTCTAGCCCCCTAGGGAAACTTAGGGGTACTAGCGTTTTCAAAGTAGTATACAGAAGACATACAAACTTTTCTGTTGAACCTATTCAACAAGTATTCAACGGTGCCGCTGACTTCGGCCGCACTGTAACTTGCAACTTAAATAGAAATGGTGACTTAATCACCAATATGTATTCAGTAGTTAACCTCAAAGCCGCAAGCAGCCCTCTCCAAAAATGGGGTTATGCCAGACGCTTAGGCTATGCCTTAATTCAAGAAACCAAAGTTGAAATCGGTGGCTCCAAAATCGATGAACAATACGGTGACTGGTTAAACGTATGGCAAGAACTCACCATCAAGGTTGGCCAAATTAGAGGTCACGCCAAGATGATTGGTGACGTAGCTGAATTATGCAATTTTGACATGAGCCACAATGCCTACACCTTATATGTACCCCTCGCGTACTGGTTCAACAGACACAATGGCTTAGCTCTCCCCTTAATTGCTTTACAATACCACGATGTCCGTGTAACCATTCAATACAGAGCCGCTGCTCAATGCGTCAACTATGAAGGCCTTGTTGATGCCGGCCTCCCTGCCAACTTAGGTATGGATGATTCTTATTTATTAATTGACTATGTTTACCTCGACTCTGAAGAAAGAAAGAGATTTGCTCAAGCCAGTCACGAATATTTAATCGAACAATTACAATTCACTGGTTCTGAAGCCCTCACTGCTCAAACCAGCAAATTCAGATTAAATTTTAATCACCCCAGCAAATTCTTAATCTGGGTACCTCACTTAGGCAAATATGCCAGCCCTCAATCTTTCTTAGCTTATGCTGATGATGGTGATTGGGCTGCTGCCAAGGAAAGAGCCGGTAAATTAGTATGGTTAGCTTCTAGATATTTAGTAAAC